AGAACGGCAAGACCGCGCTCCTCAAGCCGCTCATCGTCAAGCGCCTCCGGTCCGGCCGCCGCATCCTGCACATCGCCCAGAACCGCGAGCTACCGCGGGCCATGTTCGGCGTCGTGGCGGACGCCCTGTCCAGCGAGCCCGAGCTGTTCCCGAAGCGGCGCGGCAAGACCATCTGGCCGCGGTACGGCTCCGGCCAGGAGGAGATCCTGCTGACCAACGGCGGGACCTACCGCATCGCGGCGTCGAACCGCGGCGGCGCCCGCGGCCAGTCCATCGACGACCTCATCATCGACGAGACGCGCGAGATGGTGGACTGGGAGGTGATCAGCGCGGCCGAGCCGACCATGACCATGTCCCCGGATCCTCAGACCATCTACCTGTCCAACGCGGGCACCGACGAATCCGTCGTGCTGAACTCTCTCCGCGTCCGTGGGTTGTCCGGGGAGGACCCGAGCCTGGCGTACCTCGAATGGTCCGCGGCGCCCGGCCGCGAGCCCGACGACCGCGAAGGATGGGCCGAGGCGAACCCGTCGCTCGGCCACTTCCCCCAGGTGCTCCGGGAGCTCGAGCGCAGCTACGCCGCGCGCAAGGCCGATGGACAGATGGGCATCTTCGAGACGGAGCGACTGTGTCGCTGGGTGCGCACGCTGCGCACCGCGCTGGTGGACCTCAAGGCGTGGGAGTCGTGCGAGTCCCGAGCGCCGGTCGAAACGCCGGACAAGACGTGGATGGCGGTCTCGATGGATCCCTCGGGGACGCGCGCCAGCGTGTACCTCGCGTGGCGGCAGCCGGACGGGCGACTGATGCTCCGGTCGCTGCTGGAGGCCTCCGGCTCGCCCATCGACACGGACAAGCTGGGCGCCGACCTCCGCGAGCTGGAGCGAGAGCATCGCGTCAGGTCCGTGGGGTTCGACCCGATGACCGACGCGGCGCTGACGCGGTTCTTCCGACGGACCACGCCCATCGTCGGGCAGGGGTTCGCCAACGCATCTTCCCGGTTCGTGGCCGCGATCGAGGGCGGCTCGCTCCAGTGGATCGACTGCGCCGCCGTCAGTGCAGACCTGACGTGGACGACGCGCAAGGACCACGACGAGAAGGGTGCGTTCGAAGCTGTGCGTGGCAGCGATGACCACCCCATCACCGCCGTGCTCGCCGCCATCCGCGCGGTGTGGCTGGCGTCCGAGCCACCACGGACGATGCGCGCCGCGTTCTGACCCTCCCCTTCATGAGGGTACCCGCGGGTGCTCGGGTGCGCTGTCATCGGGATGGATGATGCTGCCCGCCGACCAGGCCATCGAACGCGCCAAGAAGCTTCACGAGCAGCGTGAGGCTGAACGGCTGCGCCTCGATGAGGTCCGGCGGTACTGGGTGGGGCGTCAGCGGCTGCCGGCCGTCATCCCCTCCGCGTCGCCGGACGAGGTCCGCCTGCTCGCCCGCCTCTCTCGTGTCAACGTCGTCGGGATCGTGGTCGAGAGCCTGGCACAGAGCCTCGCCGTCGAAGGGTTCCGGGTAGGGCGAGCGGCCGAGAACGCTGACGTGTGGCGCATCTGGCAGGCGAACCGGCTGGATGCTCGTCAGTCGATCATCCATCGCGCCACCCTGGCATATGGTGTCGCCTACTCCGTCGTGACCCCGGGCGCCCCGGCCCCGGTCATCCGCGGGCTGTCGCCGCGGCGCCTGACCACGCTCTATGAGACCGCGGACGCCGACTGGCCGACCTACGCCCTGGAGCACCGGTCCGGGAAGTCGTGGCGCCTGTACGACGCCGAGGGCGTGTACGAGCTCACCGGCGACGGGGGGAGGTTCGAGCACGTCAGCTCCGCGGAGCACGGCGCTGGTGTGACGCCCGTCATCCGGTACATGGAGGTCCAGGACCCCGACTGGGACGACGAGCCTGCCAGCGAGACCCAGGTGGGGGTCTACGCGGCGGACCGACAGGTCATCGGCGAGGTCGCCGGCCTGATGACCATCCAGGACCAGATCGACCTCATCACGTTCAACCTGCTCGTCGCCCAGCACTACGCCGCATTCCGGCAGCGGTTCGTCATCGGTTGGCTGGCGCCGGACGAGCAGACGCGCATGCGGATGGGCGCCTCGACCTGGCTGACCTTCGAGGACGATCCGAAGCAGGTCCAGGTCGGCGACCTCGATGCGACCCCCCTCGACGGCTATCTGGCGAGTCGCCAGGCCAGCTTCCGGCAGGCCGCGTCCCTGTCGCAGACCCCGGCGCACGAGCTCATCGGCGAGCTGGTCAACCTGTCTGCCGAGGCGCTCGCCGCGGCAGAGGCGGGGCGAGACCGCAAGGTCGCCGATCGCCAGACCACCATCGGCGAGGCCCACGAACAGACGCTCGCGCTCGCCGGGAAGCTCGCGGGCGTCGAGGTCCCCCAGGACGCGCAGGTCGTCTGGCGTGACACCTCGGCGCGCAGCTTCGCCGCCACCGTCGATGGCCTCGGGAAGCTGGCGCAGATGCTGGGCGTGCCACCGGACGAGCTGTGGGAGCGCATCCCCGGGGTCAGCCAGCAGGACGTGCAGCGGTGGCGCGCGGAGCGCCAGTCGCGCGCCGCGGCCGCGGCGGGCTTCGGTGCCCCCCCGCCCTCCATCCCACGGGCGGTCGCATGAACGCGGGCATGGCCCGGCAGGGCCTCCGTGACCCATCCCCCGACATGGGGGTTCCCACCACCCGACAGGGAGGCAGACCATGACCGACGAGACCGGGAAGCCTGATACCGCAGCCGCCGACACGGACGGCGCGGCCGAGGAGACCGGGAAGGTCGACCACGAGGCGGAGGCCGCCAAGTGGAAGGCGCTCGCACGCAAGCACGAGGCCGAAGCCAAGAAGAACGCGGCAGCGGCCAAGCGCCTCGCGGAGGTCGAGGACGCCGACAAGTCGGAGATCCAGCGCGCCGCCGACAAGGCGGCCGCCGCGGAGGCACGGGCCACCGCAGCCGAGCACCGGGCCGACAGGCTCGAGGTGGCGGCAGCCAAGGGCCTCTCGCCGTCACTCGCGGCACGTCTCGTGGGACAGACCCGGGAGGAGCTGGAGGCGGACGCCGACGAGCTGCTCAAGGTGGTCAGGCCCGCGACGGGCGACACGCCCAAGGACAGCAAGCAGGAAGCGAACGGAGCGGCCGATCGTGGCCGTCCCCGGGAGGCACTGCGATCCGGTACGGCCCCCCAGGTCGAGCCCGAAGAGAACGACCCCGACAAGCTCGCGGCACTCATCCCGCGCGGCTGAACCCGATAGGAGACACCGATGGCCTTTTTGACGGCCGAGCGGATCATCAGCACCGCGCTCGGCCTTCTCTCCCGCGAGAGCTCGCTGCCCCGCACCGTCTGGCGTGACCCCGTCGGCGACTTCGCCGGCGCCAAGGACGACACCATCAGCGTCCGCCTGCCCGCCTACGCGCCGGCCCGCACCCGGGTCCTGCGCTCCGGGTCCGCACGCACCAAGGACACCCTCAACGAGCGCAAGATCGACCTGACGCTCGACGTGGACATCTACAAGGACGTGGGCATCACGGACGAGCAGATGAACCTCGACATCCGCGACTTCGGGGTGCAGGTGCTCAACCCGATCGCCCAGGGCGTCGTCGAGGAGATCACGTCGCAGCTCGCGGCCGAGATGTCCGGCGCCACCTACGCCCGGACCATCGCGTACACCTACTCCTCGGGAGACCCGTGGGAGGACATCGTGCTCGCCGCCCGCGAGTACCTGAACAAGGCGCACGTCCCCGCCAACGAGCGCTACCTCGCCGTCGGGGCGGGCGTCGAGACGGCGATGCTCTCGCACGACCTGTTCATCAAGGCCAACGAGTCGGGTGACGGCGGCACCGCGCTCGCCGATGCCATCATCGGGCGCAAGGCCGGCTTCACCATCGTGTCCGCGCCGGAGCTCGCCCCCAACGAGGCCTACGCGTACCACAAGACGGCCTTCGCCCTGAGCAACAAGGCGCCGGCCGTGCCGACGGGCCAGTTCGGCGCCATGCAGTCGCGCGACGGCTTCGCGATGCGGATGGTCCGCGGGTTCGACCTGGACACGGTCGAACACCGGACGATCTTCGACTCGTGGCTCGGTACCGCCGCGGTGACCGACGAGGGCTACTTCGACGGCAACGGCGTCTGGACCCCCGCGACGCTCGAGGTCGGAAGCGCGGTCACCATCACCACGTCCGCCCACGCCGACGACATCTTCGACACCACCGCGGCGCACGGCTTCCAGGCCGGCGACCCCGTGGTGTTCACCTCCCTGACCGGTGGTGACGCGACCACGGCCGCCCTCATCGGTCGCGTGGTGTACGTCATCGCCACGAGCCTCGGTGCCCAGACCTTCCGGGTCAGCCTGACCCCGGGCGGCTCGGCGTTCGCGTGGGGCACGGCGGACATCACCGCGGGCACCGTTCGCAAGGGCGGCGCCGCGCAGATGGTGCGGGCCGTCAAGATCACCGCGTCCTGACGCGGGGCGGGAACCGTAGCCATGGCTGGCCTGATCACCATCGAGCAGCTGGAAGCACGGCTGGGCGAGGATCTGGCCAGCCGTGCCGAGGCCGAGGCGCTCATCGAGGACGCCTCGGCTCTCGTCCGTCAGGTCGCCCGTACCGACTTCGCCACGACGATCCCTGCCGTGGTCGTGTCCGTCGTCGCCCAGATGGTGCGGCGCGCTCTCGACAACCCTGGCGACCTCGTGTCCGAGAGGCTGGGGGACTACTCCTACCAGACCGCTGCCAACGTCGGGGGCGCTCCGGCCGGCAGCAGCCTGTACGTGACCCGCGACGAGCGTCGCATCATCCGCGAGGCTGCTGAGCGCCCGGCCATCGTCACGATCGCAGGCGACACCGGCCTCGCCGACTCGCGCTGGAGCGGCTCGTGGCAGAGCATCGAGGCGACCGAATGAGCCCGTCCCCCCACCTGCTCCGCCACGCTCTCGTCATCGAGCGCGCCATCGCCGGCGCGGAGGACGAGCGCGGCATGCCTGCCCAGACGTGGGCCACGCTCGCCACCGTCCGCGGCCTGGTGCAGCCCCGGAACGCGCAGGAGCTCGCGCAGCTCTCGCAGGCCGGGCCCGTCGTCTCGGACCACGTCATCTACCTGCTGCCCACCGACCTTCGAGAGGCCGACCGCATCCGGTTTGACCCGGACGACGGGCGCCGGTACCAGGTCGACGGCGTGCGCGATGCGGCCGGGATGGGCCGTCACCTCGAGGCGGACGCCCATATGGTGGAGGCGCAGTAGATGGCCGCGCGCATGATCGGCCCCAAGTTCCGGAAGCTCCGGGGCCGCGACCTCACCCGCAACCTCCTGTCCCAGGGCATCGTCCGCCGCCGCGTCTCCAAGGGCGTCACGGTGGACCTCGACGTGTCCCCGCTCTACCTGGCCGCCGCCGACGGGCTGGCCGCCGCCGCGACGGAGCTGCTCGCGGACGCCACGGAGCACGCCCCCGACGATGAGAACACCCCCGGCTCGCAGATCCGCGAGTCCGGCATCTTCGGCGTCTACGCCTTCGGCTCCATCCTCGAGACGGGCGGCCCCGGCGAGTGGCGCAAGCCGCGCAGCTTCAAGCCCAACAAGGAAGGCGTGGACGCGGTCGTCTCGTTCAAGAGCGGCCTCCACCACCTCCACGAGACCGGCACGGTGAACATGCCCGCCCGCCCCTACCTCGGTCCCGCGCGCATGCGCATGGCCGACCGCCTCGTGCCCATCGTGGCGCAGGCGATGCCGAAGGGTGGCCCGCCGTGATCGACCCCATGGGCGCGCTCATCACCCTGCTCCGGGCGGACTCCGCGGTGGCCGCGATCGCGGGGACCAAGGTGCGCGGTGAGGTGCTCGCGGGGACGGAGCCGCCGATGGTCGTGGTCACCGACGACGGCGCCACGCGCCGCCCGTTCGGTCCCGGCTCCGGGCGCCTCGGGATGGCCCTTGCATCGATGCTCATCCGCTGCTACGGCCCGGACAGCTCCACCGGCGCCATCACGGCGCGTCAGTTGGCGGGCGCCGTGAGCGATGCCCTCCACGGGCTGCAGCCGACCACGGTCGGCACCAAGTACCTGGCGGCGGGCTACGCGCCCGAGATCAGCGGGCTCCTGCGGGACCCGGACACACGTTGGCCGTACCACGTGGTGACGGCCGACATCTACTTCGCGACCGAGGCGGTGGCGTGATGCCCACACTGGCAGGGCTTGCCTCGGTTCAGGTTCCATCGCACGCACAGTCCGATGCGCGCGGCGTGGGCCTTCTGCTCGGGGCTGGCCTTGCGACTGAACTCCGACCATTCCTCGGACTGGAAGTGGTTGCGGGCACGGCGGGCCGCGAGGCTCGCGGCTTGTGCTATGCGGATGTCGCCGCGGATGCCGGCGTCGGCCAGGGCTCGCCCCAGGGCAACATGGTGAGCGTGCCCCTCCGGGGTCTTGCGCCACGTCTCCAAGGCCTGCCGCCCGGGGCCTTGCCCCAACCGGCTGGCTCTCGCGATCCATGCCTCGGTCTGAAAATCTCCGCGAGCAACACGGGTGAGGATGCCGCGATGGCCGCCGATGGCCGCTCCCGCCACCTGGTTGCAGCGCCAATGCGCGAGCCGAACGTTGTCCACATCGTAGGTCCCGCCCTCATGGCCCATGAGCGGGAAGCGGTCAGCGGATGGCGCCCAAGCGGCTCTCATCCGAACACCGCGAGCCTCGAAGTGGTCGCGGCCGAGCGGGTCTTTGCACTCAGGCATCTCGCAGGTGAGGCGCGATATGCGTCCGGCGCGTGCCGCCTCCACAAGGATGCGGGGCGCACGCAGCGCGGTCAGCTCCGTCTCGATCATCTGGCCCCTCCAACGGGCTGCCCCGACCACGGGTTGGAGCCGCAGCCGGGGCACGAAATCGCGGCCCTCCAACGGCCGACATGGGCATTGTACAGGGCGGCATGCCTATCGGCGTGAACCTCCGCCGCGGCCCGTGCATTACGGGCCACGAACCAACCAACCGAGCGGCACGCCGCTCGCGACGTGAAAGGAGAACCTAGGTGCCTACGTCCATCGTCCCCTCCCGGTTCGTCATCGGACCGGCTGTCGTCCGCTACCGCGCGGTCGGCGTCAACACCGCCTGGACCGAGGTCGGCGTCACCCTCGACGACGCCGTGATGCGGCTCCCGACGGAGTGGTTCACGCCCGACAACCTCTCCGGCGTCATGGGTCCCGTGCAGGGGCTCGACGTGCTCCGGAGCGTCGGCGTGGAGATCGAGTTCACTCTGGCCGAGATCGCCGGCGAGAAGCTGGCCCTCGCCATCCCCGGCGCCCGCTACACCGCCCCGGTGGACACCGTGAAGTCCTCGGGCCACCTCGACACCACCACGACCGCCGCGACCGTCGCGGGCGCCACGGTCCTCCCCCTGACCGCGGTCACCAACGGCAGCGTCGGCGACACCATCAAGATCGACACCGGTGCGTCCGCCGAGTTCCGGCGCATCGTGGCCATCAACAGCCTCAACGTCACCGTGGACTGGCCGCTCGCCTACGCCCACTCCAGCGGCGCGGTGGTGGAGGAGTCCGACGGCGACAACCGCTCCCTCGTGGAGATGCCCATCGTCCGGCGCCAGCCCGACTCCGCGTACCGCGAGTGGTCCCTGGTCGCCGAGTCCGGCCGGTCGGAGCCGGTGGAGCTCGTCATCCCGCGGGGCATCAGCACCACCACGGGCGCGGAGGTCACCATCGGCGACGACAGCCTCGCCGGCATCCGCGTCACCATCGCCGGGCGTCTCAACCCGTCCGACCTGACCGCGTCGATTTTTCGACTGTACGCCCCGAACCCCGCCTGACTCTGACATGGGCCAGACGACCCGCCTGTGCGCCGCGTCCGGCTGCGCACAGGCCTTCACCCCTACCAACCGCCGGCACGTTCATTGTTCCAAGCAGTGTGCGGCGCGAACGAACTACGCCCGGAGCGCCGACCATGAGGTCAGGCGTCGCGCTCGTCCCCAGCGCCAGGCGACCCCCGAGGCTGTACCGACCGAGGCCGAGATCGGGTGGACGGCAGGGTTCCTCGACGGCGAAGGGCACATCGCCCTGCGCCGACAGGACAAGAGGACCATCCACTACGGCTACGTGGTCTCCGCAGTCCAGGTGACCCGCGAGCCGCTCGATCGCTTGGTCCGCCTGTGGGGCGGGCGCATCCATTACAAGCCCTCTCGTGGCGGCAACTGTCGCGCCCAGTGGGACTGGCGCCTCAGCGGTCGTCAGGCAGCGGACCTGCTCCGAGCTGTGCTCCCGTACCTGACCGTCAAGCGGAGCGTCGCGCTCCTGATGCTCATGTACGCAGACCAGCCCGGCGCCTTCGACCACGGCTACCGGCAGAACGCCTATGACCGCGCCGAACGGGCGTCCATCCATGAGGCAATGACCGTGCTCAATCATCGCGGCGCTTACGCGCCCAACCCGGCCTGATGACCGGGGAGCGCACTGAGGACCTCGGCCTCGCCGGGGTCCTCACCCTGACCATCGGCGGGCGCGCGCGCAGTGTGCCCGTCCTCAAGCTGCGCCAGTCGCGCGAGTGGAAGGCCCGTCTCGGCGACGTGGCGAAGGGCATCGAGCTCGATGACGACCTGGGCGTGACCATCGCGCACGCGGCCGCCCTGCCCGCGGACATCGCGCTGGACCTCGTGGACGCCTACGACGTGGGCAAGGTGCTCGGCGGCCGGGACGCCATCGAGGACGCGGCCACGGACCGGGAGATCTTCGCCGCGCTCGAGTCCCTGGTGAAGGTGACCTTCCCTTTCGAGACGGCGCTCCGTTCGGTGGTCGAGGCGTATGGGCCACAGCTCCGCGTGGTGGCGACGGGGATCCTGGCGAGCGTGGCCGACCGGTTGAGCCGGGCGAGCTCTACGTCCACGCCCTCCGACACTGGGGACTCGACCCCGACACCCTTGAGGAGCGTCTCACCGACGAGCAGCTCCTCATCCTCTGGACCCACGACCAGCAAGCGCGCATCCGGGAAGGCCGCGAGCGCCGGGACATGATCGCCGACGGGGTGTTCCAGGGTTACGCGGAGGTCCGCATCGCGATGGCGAAGGGCCGCGCTCCGGAGCGCCCATGGCACCGTGCCGAGCGGCCCGCGAGGTCCCGTGACTGGGTGTCCGAGATCGCCGCCCTGGCCCAGCGTCCCGGCGCTCAGGCGCTCGCCCCGGTGCCGCAGGAGCGGCCCGCCATCGACCGTGAGACGTTCCGTCG